AAAAAATACGACCAGTTTCTCAGATTTGTAAAAAACAGAATTATTGACCCTAAATTGATGGATTTCCTTAATAAGACCAGTCTCAATAACATTGTACTTTTGCTACGTTTCTTGGTACAATCACGGCAAAATGAGGCCTTTTGGAAATAAAAAGCAAGAAAACTGCCTCCCAGCCAGTATATACTATATGTATACTCTTAACTAAGGATAGGTTAAGGGACCTGTTCTAAAAGTTCTTTAATACTGACTCCTGGCTTACCTATCCTTTAATAAAGGAACAGGCTCGCCTATCCTTTTAATACGGGCCCTGGTTCGCCTGTTCTTTTAATACGGGTACAGGCTTTGCTTTTAAGGGATTAAGTTTAATCCTTAGCAGGCAAGGCAGCTATCGCAGCTCAGTAATACTATCCGTAAAAGCAAAGCCAAGAACAACTAACCAAAAACAACCGACATGAAGAAACCAAACGAGATTAAGAAAGAAATAGACCAGCTCTCACCAGAGGAAGCTAGGCAGTGGTGCCGCGTCCTACGGTTGGACTGGATTACCTACGACAAGTCTCGTTCATATGGTACACGCACATGGGTGCATATGATTCAGGAGAGAGCCAATCATGCCGACTATTAGGCTCAAGAGTCATTCTAGCCGTAAGTATGGTAAGAGGCCCCTTGGCTACAAGGACGCCCCTAGAACCGATCTGGTGGCCACTGGCATACGCTCTGGGGCTAGGTGGACCAGGCTTAGTAAGCAGATCAGAACTGAGCGTCCACTGTGCCAGAGGTGCGAGGAGAACGGCGCTCTAATCCCCTCACAGGAGGTACATCATATCCGCAAGGCCGAGACACACCCGCACCTAGCATACGACGCAAGCAATCTAAGAGCCCTGTGCAAGCCCTGTCACTTGATTGAGGAGCGATACTCAAAATAACAACAAACCAAATTACATGAAGAACAAACGAGGAAGACCAGTAATTGAGCTAAGCGACGACCAGATCAGGCAGGTCGAGAAGTTGGCTGAGATCGGATGCACAGATGCTGAGATGTATGGCGTCATTGGCATTAGCAAGGGAACCTGGAGGCGTATCAAGGGCTCAGACCCTCGCGTAGATGAGGCAATCGAGAAGGGTAGTGGTAACCTGGCAGTACGTCTAAGACGCTACCAGATCGAGCTGGCGTGTTCTGGCTCCGTTCCCATGCTTATCCACTTGGGCAAGTCGGTTCTGGGCCAGGGAGCAACTACAGCTGCACCCTCAGAGAAGGCTGAGAACCCCTTGATGCAGTTTCTTCCTCGGGCTGAGACTATTAAAAACCTTCCAGAAAGAGACTAATAATCTTTACTTTCGGGAAAGGCTTCTTCAGGATACGCGGATGACTAGAACAAGGATCAATCAAAAGGCAGTTCAAACTGGCGAACCGCGAGGCCACTTCACCGCTGGGGATCCACACCCCACTGAGGCTGGTCTTGTTTATAAGCAGTGCCAGTATGGCCGCGAGAAGTGGCAAACCTTAGCTCAGGCAAAGCGTGTTGCTCAACAAAATTCCGCACATTACAAAGCCAACACCGAGAAGTGCAAGAATAGGGTAGTTGCATGGCAAGCCGCTAACCCAGGAGTAGTGAACCACAACACTGCAACCCGCAAGGCCCGTGCCCTCAATCAAGCTCCGGCACTAACCGAATCTGAACGAGACGCCTGTGCGGGAACTTATGCACAAATGCAACGACTGAACAAGACCTTCGGAAAAGGGACCTGGGAAGTTGATCACACCAGGCCACTAGCACTTGGTGGTTTGCACGACCCAAGTAACTTGCAGATTGTTCCAGCAAAGTGGAATACATCCAAGGGGTCCAAACACTCAAACAGATGGGAAGCACCATATGAAGGATAAAAAGCAAAACGGCAAGGGATCGAAGCGACGCCCGACTAACGAAAAGAAATTCAGGGACAACTACGGTAACATCTTTGGTCAGCCATTGCCCATCGAGCTGAAGCCATTTGAGACCGACCCAATTAAGCATGATCGATAAGTCGTCAGCAACGAAGTATGCTCAGGCCGTGATCAGCGGAGAGATTGACGCATGTAAATCCATAAAGCTCTCATGCGAACGTCATATTCGCGATTTGGGCAGGGATGACATCCACTACGATCTAGACGAGGAGTTTAGCCGGATTAGCTTCATTGAAACCATGCTCACCCTGGAGGATGGATCGCCGTTTATTCTGATGGAGTGGCAGAAGTTCATCATCGGAAGCATCTACTGCTGGAAGAATAGCGATACTGGCCTACGTCGATACAAGAACGCCACTATACTCATTCCCCGCAAGAACGGAAAGAGTGCGTTGATGGCGGCAATGATCATCTGTAGCTTGGTAATGGACAATGTCTGTTACTCCCAGGCATATGCTGTTGCGGCTGACCGTGGACAGGCATCTCTACTGAGGGACTACGTAAGTGGGTTTATTAAGCGTTCAGAGCACCTACAGGAGGTTTTTACCGTTCAGACATGGCTTACCCGCAATAAACTCACTGACACGGTATTTAAGGCACTACACGCAGACTGGCGACGTCTTGATGGGCTTAACCCATACTTCGTAGTCCTCGATGAGTTTCACTCACAGGAGGGTCCAGAGCTGGACGACGTGATCAACTCAGCGTTCGGAGCACAGGACGAGCACCTTTACGTCAAGATCAGTACAGCGGGTGAATTTTCTCGCGAGAAGCCAATCATGAAGGCCATGGACCTCGGCGAGAAGGTGTTGAACCAGGTTGCTGATGTAGATGAGCTGTTTTACATGAACTGGACGATTGACGAAGGCGATGACTGGCGTGATGAGTCCGTATGGATCAAGGCCAACCCAGCTCTCGGCAAGTGCAAGTCCATGGAGTACATCAGGGGACTTGTGGAGGTAGCGAAAGAGATCCCCCAGAAGGCTCTCGATCTAAAGACCAAACAGCTCAACTGCTGGATTGAGTCCTACGATCAATGGATCCTGGCGGACAAGTGGGATAGCCTGAGAGACCCTGAGATCAGCTGGGAGAGCCTACAGGGCTGTAAGGCATGGTTAGGTATGGACTTGGCCCGTGTACGCGACCTGAGCTCTGTGGTGGCTCTCATTCAGCCCGAAGACCCAGAGGCTCCGGCAGTAATCTGGGCTGCTCACTTTATCCCTAACGACGACATCGAGCGTCGATCAACCAGGGACAAGGTTCCTTACGCTCACTGGCGTAATAATGGAGACATAATCACCACTGATGGTAACGTAACTGACTTCGACGTAATCTTTGAAACGATTATGAAATGGGCCAAGCACCTGGACATCCAGGAGCTGGCATATGACCGCCACTTCTCCTCAGAGCTCGTACAGAGGCTTTACGACGAGAACATAGAGCTTGTGCCCTTCGCCCAGGGCTTTATCTCTATGAATGACGCTGTGTGCGGCATAGAGAGGCACCTGCTGGCTGACTCAATCAGGCATACGGGCGATCCAGTGCTAGCCTGGTCCATAAGCAACGCAATCCTGGTCCAGGACGCAGCTGACAACCGCAAGATCGACAAGAAGCGATCCAAGGAGCGTGTTGACCCAGTTGTGGCACTAGGCATGGCTGTTGCTAGAGCTGAGGAGGGCTTCGAAGATGAGGGCCCAATGGTTTATGTGTAGGCACAAAAAGCCCCCGCTTGTTAGGCGAGGGCTTTGAGGCTATGTTTAGCCTTCGTATTTGGAGTGGATCGCTCCAACGGCCACGACTCGCTCATCGTCGATTAGAACTCCTCTAATCTCCGCGGAGATTGTCATACGGAATTCGCACTCATATTTTGCGAACTTAATCGCGTCTTTGAGCCCCAGGAAACAAACCGATTCAACTATCGGCTTCTCAGGCTGGCTGAGATCCGAGTATTTTACTGAGACTTGATATGCTGATTGCGTGTCTTGTGTCATGTTCATGGTTTATGCAAATGGGTTAGCAATTGAGCCGCGATTTACGTCTTCCTCGATTGCGTTTTCTTCGATAGCTTGTTGGCGAAACTGCGGCCATGAGGCAAATAGTATGCCCCCGACGTTTTCGTTAAACCCTACCAGCCCGTCTTCGACCCATATTAGACCTGCCTTAAGCATGTCCGAGCAGAGGTGT